CAGCGCTCCTATTATCTTTGGTAACAGTGGCGGTTCTTTATGGGCGTATAGTAAATCTAGAGATAGGTATGAAATGATCGGCGTTCCTTCAATGGTTGGTGCTTATGGTTATGGGAATATTATATCTCATATCGCATGGTCTAGGCCTATTTCAGAAATTCGTGCATTTCTAAGGGAGAATGATTACGGGTTTGTCGTTGGTGACAAGGATAAGCCGAAACCTAAGAAAAAAGAACCTAAAGATGAAAAAGAGGATTGACAAAGCCTCTTCCATATGGTATAAGTATAATACAATTTGATGATACGAATTGAAGACAGAACTGGACGGGGGTGCAATTCCCCCCGCCTCCACCAAAAGGAGATTGGGATGTTGGTAATTTTACTAGGGGAAAATGATGAAGACCCCCATAGTACAAGAGGTAAGTAAGTGGATGTTTAAAGCATATATCGTTTGGAGTATATGTGCAGATATCACCTTAGTTGCCGGGATAATTTACCTAATCTTTTTTTGATGGGGGCGAAATTTAGGATCGACAGGCTGGAATAGATGAGTGGAGAATTGTCGGGTGACTGCGTTATTGGTCAAATTACTAAACGCAAACGATAATGTGTTTATGGAAGATTATGCACTAGCTGCTTAATTTTTCGGGGTTCGGTGGGTTCCTAGCAACAGAATACCCACCACTTTATTGCAAAGGGTATTGACAAATACATATTACTATGTTATACTCAGTAATAATAAGAATTTAAGTGACGGCAACTTATTGCTATATCGACACTTGATGAGTTTGGTAGTTCTCTGTATAGGACTAAAAACTACCATTTAAAAGTTGGAATAGTTTCAACTTATTTTATCATCTTTGAAAGGATGAATTACTACATGATTACTACTACCACTAACACTACCCAGGCCGCTAAGGTCGAAACCGCACTTGTTAATGGTGCAGAACTAACCGCAAAACAGATTACATCACGTTATGGTGTTAAGAATGTTCGTGCTGTTATCAGCCAACTTCGTTTAGAAGGTCTTTCAATCTATTTGAATAAGCGTGTCTCATCTTTTGACGGTGCGACGTATATGAAATATATGATTGGTACTCCTACGCGAGCAGTTGTTGCTGCGGGCTATAGGGCGCTACGCACAGCGTAATATCTTGTGTCGTGTGATGACGTAATACATCCGTGTGGGGCCTAGGTTAGCCCCACACTCTTTATTAATTATCAGATGGATTTTATGAAATGAAAACCACTAAAACTTTTTCACTAGAAATAGAAAATATTGCCAAAGAGAAAAAAATCTCTCATATGGAAGCTGTTCTTTGGTTTTGCAATGAACAAGGTATAGAACCAGATACAGTTGGTACACTAATTTCTAAAAGTCTTAAAGAAAAGATTGAAGCAAACGCAAGGGAATTGAATTTTCTTCCCAGACAAGCACAACTACCAATTTAATGTATAAGATATACACACAAGACAGGTGCGGTTATTGCACTGTGGCAAAACAACTTATGTTTGATAAAAATATAGATTTTATGGAAATAAATATTCAATATGATGAACAAGCAAAAGATTTTATGAATGAACAGGGGTTTAAAACTGTACCCCAAATATATGATGATAATGAAAATCATATTGGTGGCTATGAAAACCTTTTACAAATTTACAAGAGGAAAGAGTAAATAATATGAAAAAAATAGTTTTAGCAATTGCACTTTTAGCAATTTCGGCATGTACGCCAGGACATTTAGCAGCAAACAAGAACCCGGCGGTGTGGGTTTGGGTTGGTTGTCATATAGTTAAATCGAACCCAGGCAAAGGTAATACGTATGCGATTGGGCCTGGTTATGATTTAAAAGTAGGTGATAAATTCTACTATAAACAAGTAGGACATGATGGCACTGTTGGTCCAGTAGTCACAGGCGTTCCTTGTAAAGTTAATAAACCAAAAACTGGTGTTTCTGGACACTAACAGTCAACTGAAATTTCGGCCGTCTATAATTTCAAATTTTCACTCTAAAATGAACATTAGGACGCTATTGCAGGCAGTTATAGTATTAGTTCCAACGTATATCACCGCATATCTTACTGATAAGATGATATACGTTATTCCTATGTTGGCTGCCGCAAGTTTTATTGCTGCCAGTATATCCCCCTCTAAATTAGATCGTAGAGTCGAAGAAGATGGATTTAAAGACGATGGAACCAATTGACGTTTATATAATGTATTGTGCAATGAAGGCACATTTTAGTAAAGCAGGATATGACTTTAATAAGTATGGTGGCAAGACTAAAGTTTCTAGAGATTCTTTCTATAAACGTAAAGACAGATATTTCTTTGTCAAACTCTCAAACAAATATAAAACTGAAATTGAAATAAGAAATTATTATATCTCTAATTTTATAAAAGATAAAAAGGGATACATTGCTAATTTTAGTGATGAGAACTATAAATCTTGGTTACTTAAAAGAAGTGGTTTCTTTGATCAATTTATTATAGAACTACAGCCATTCATAAAAGAATTTGAGCCTCTATTTGAAGTTAATAATAACAATCATCCGAAACTACTAAAAGAATTTTTAGGTAGTAGAGTATCATTAGAAACTATGATAATATTGGATGAGCTAGTTGAATACGGAAATAAGTGGGATAAACAATTAAAAGGTGATATTGTATGGGTTGATTTAAAAAAATTGATGAAAAATTACAAAGGGTTCTTGACAATTAACAAGAACAGGTATAGAATGAGATTACTGAAACTTATAGAGGAGTCTAATTAAATGGACGTTACATTATACTTGGATGGTGATCCTACCATTCGTGAAGAAGGTTTTTTTGAATCTAAAGTTGATAACCTTAATAATAGGGTTAAGGCTTTAGAGTTTGATAATGCTGAGTTGGTTAAAGTTAATGAGGAGCTTCGTGCAAGAGTTACGAAAATTGCTGCTCGTTTTCCTAATCAAAAAAGATATCAACCAAAAAAGAATGATCACTTTAATAACAAGCGAGACTTTTAAATCTGCCGCCCCTATAGTTAAACGGTATAACAGGAGTTTTGTAAACTTCAATTCGCAGTTCGATTCTGTGTGGGGGCTCCATTAAAGGGAACAATATGGAAGTTAAATTTATAGATAAAATGGGAAGTGATCTTTCTGTGGTTAATGCCGCAAGAGTATCATTTGCAAAAACATCTGAATGGGAATCTGTTCCAGAGGAAGGGATCGTAGGAGGTTATCTATTTGATCAAGATAAGAAGTTAATCTACTACCTTGCAAAACATAATCACTGGAGTCCTTTTGGTCATGCATCAATGCAGTTTCATATCAAAGCTCCTGTATTCGTTGCAAGACAATTAGTTAAACACCAAGTTGGTTTGGTGTGGAATGAAGTTTCTCGTAGATACGTGGATTATGAAGTAGAATTTCACATGCCAGATAGGTGGCGTGCTAGGGCAGAAAATAAGAAACAGGGATCAGGTGATGAAGAGATTAACATCAATACCCGTAGAGCTCTAGTAGATGATTACGAACAAGCTTGCAAGACTGTAAAGTGGACGTATGAAGAACTTCTTAGAAAGGGAGTTGCACCAGAACAAGCACGTATGGTACTACCACAATCAATGATGACTGAGTGGCACTGGAGTGGAACACTCATGGCATTTGCTCGCGTATGTAATCTACGATGCAAATCAGATACTCAACTTGAGACTCGAATGATTGCTGATCAAATAGATGCAATAGGAGAGAAAATGTTTCCTTATTCTTGGGCGGCTTTGACGAAATGATTAAAATCGTGGATAATAGGGGATGGCAAATGACATTCCCCAATGGTTGGACTGTCTCTGTTATTCTGGGCAAAGGAGCTTATTGTGATAATAGAGGTGATGAAGAGTTGGATTTTAATAATTCTAAACCATCACCTAATGCTGAAATAGCAGCTTGGGATAGCACTGGTAAAGGTGTCCACCCGGGCGATGTCATCAGGCATAAATTTATTGATGATACAGTATTGGGGTGGCAAAAACCATTGGAAATATTGAGCTTTATTAATATGATAGCTAACAAAGATGGCCCCGGTAAGTCTGTTCAAGATAATGATGAAGAGTCGAGAGATCATATATGCCAAGAGCTCTAGTAATAGGTAACGGTGAATCAAGATCATGGTATAAGCCATATCCAGGCCACCAACAAATAATATCAAATGATGTTATCACTTGGGGATGCAATGCAATCTATCGTGATGGCAATGTTGATAATCTTGTTGCAATAGACTATGGTATGCAACAGGAAATTTATAATTCCGAATATCAAAAAACACACAATTGTTGGTTTGCCGATTGGTCTATATTACCAGAAGACGTGGCAGAAATGTCTCTTATGGGATTTGACCTACCACCAAATTTTATTCATAGAAGTAAAAACAAAACTGATAATTGTGTGATACAAGGAAAAGACCCAGCCACCATACAACAAAGAATTGATGCATTATCAGAGCTAAATGCAAATTTAGATATGGATGATCTACAAAAGAAATTGTCAAAAGATGTTGGTGTTTGGATAACCTATGTTGATGATAATGATCCTGTTAAGAACATAGACTTTCCTAGAGGTTGGGCTGCAGGAACTACTGCATTACATCTTGCTTGTCAACAGGGAGCAAAAGAGGTTTATATGTTAGGGTTTGATTTATCTTCTCAGCACGAACCTTTAAACAACATATATAAAGGAACAGATTACTATTTACCAGCAGATGCAAAGGGGTTCAATCCACAAAATTGGGTGAATCAGTTGCTGGCTGTTTTTAGAGAGTTTAAGGATACTCAATTCTATTGGGTAGACCCGAAACACAATATTGGAAGTTCTAGTGATAATATTGACATAAGGTACTTGACAAAAGCAGAGCTTTGTGATACACTACAAATCTATTAATATAAATTTTCATATATTAACATACGATACATAAGGAGATATTATGATATTAAATTTAAAGACGACAACCCCTGTTTTGGACAAGAATAAAAATCCTGTTCCATTTCGTTCTGTAAAGGATAACGAAGGTAATGGTGCCATTAATAGTTA